TATCTCAATCAAGGTATTCAGTAATTCCAAGTTGGATTGCAGTTCTACCATATCAGCGATTCTCGTCTTCAAATCCTTACCCATATAGACTCTTGCGATAATGTGAAGAGAATCAATAGCCGTGCGCTCGATTCTATCTCCAACGACATATCGCTGTTCCTTCGGAAAGTTTTTGATGATATAAATCACCTCGTTCAGAAACTTCTTCATGTCTCTGTAAACTCTTGTCTTGCTTGCAATCTTTGCCGTCATTATTGAATACCTTTCTTGGTCATAACTTGCTTCCCCACGCCCTTAAAGGCGTGGGAGTGAAAAGAACTAACTACTAACTATTGTAAAAATGCTGAAACAGGACGAACCCTGCCCTGACTGAACTTATAGTTGGTGCCCACGCCACCATCGTACAGATACAAGTTCCAAGCGGTGGTAGCCGAGAGCTGGGTACTAGACCAATACCAGGCTGATTGCAGCTGTGTAGCGCCACTAATCTTTGATAAGGCATAGTTAATCTTATCAAAGTTTGCCCAAATCATCACCAGTTCAGCCAACGATGGCAACCACCATCTTCCTGCGGTCAAACCCTTGCCGTTGGCATTTACACGTGCATACTTGTTACAGAAACCAGCGGCATAAGCCTCCGTATTAGTAACGTTGCTCGATGTACTTCCGTTAATGATAGCGGTTGTATTTGCTCGACCAGCAAAATCATTCAATGCGATCATTCTGTCGCCAGTTGTAGTAACTCCGCTAATCTGTACCGAGCCAGACGTATCTGATGATGACGCTGGCTTAGAACTCCACTTTTTATCCGTTCCTTCTGTTGGAGCTATCACGAGATGTCTTCCACCTTCAACAAGAAGAACGCCTTCTGCAACTTCTCCACTACTCTGATAAGATGCCCAAGAACTCACTCTTACGGCAAGAGGATAATCGTCGTTCTTGCGATGGAACATAATAAATACACCATCGTACAACTGACCTATATCTGCTCTGATGGCATCCTCCATCGTTACTTTACTAGCATTTGTTATCGCTTTCCCGTTAGCAGACAGCCAATCGCTGATTTTTCTTGTTTTTATAGCCATAATCTTATGTCTTTTAAAATGTTACTACTATTTGTTGTCTGTCGATACCGCATTGCTGATAGCGGCATTCACTGCATCAATGAAGCAAGGGGCAGTGGTACGCTCAACGAGTTCCTTGATGATTTTCACTTCTTCATCGGTGTACTCAGTCTCGTCACTTCCGTTCCACATTTTAACGGCAAGAGCCTGTCCTGCCAGCCCTAATCCTGCCCCCTGCGAATAGATGATGTTCGCAATCTGCTTGCGAGCGTTCACAACCTGACACCGATTCTTGTCGAGTGTCATAAATACTTCCAAGTGTTCTAAATTTATCTTCATAATCAATTATATTTTATTATCTTGTTGCGTAACTTACAATCCACTGGATTCCGTTATACCATATCCAGCTAACCTGACCTCTAGTATCAGAGTACCACGTTGTTGCTGAGCTTGTGTTACGAGTGTCATATATGTTTATGTCCGATGATATATTTACCCGACCTCCCCTCTGTATGATGGTATAGCATTGTCCATATTTCGGGGAAGATGGCAACGTGAGAGTGATGGTTGAGGAATTGTAGCACTCCACCGTGTGATTATACTCCGTAAGTTCATAGCTTGCTGCAATCCTTACAAAGGATGGTCTAAGACCAATTACGTCTCCGCCTCGTATAACGATAGCGTGATTACCCTCGTAAGCATTCGTCACATCAAAACTTCCAGTCTGCCCAGTCCATTGAGTAAACAAATCTAATGCAGTACACATATTTCCACTATCTACAGGGTCGCTAGGAGCAAAATCGCCAGCACTTACTCTTACTTGAATACCAGCACATAAGTTGTTAGAGCTACTAACAGTGGAATCTATATACAAACCCTTACCGGCATAATTGCCGCAAGCTATGAAATATCCCTGCCCATGAAAAAATTCCGACCCAGTGAACTGCATATAGCTTTGATTAAAACCAGCTCCAGTTGAGCCGTCGAAAGTTCCTATAGCATTGTCTCCTATATTGAACCCTCCTATACTTCCGCTAGTTGCGTTTATCCTACCAGATATATCTACATCCGTACCTTTAAAATGTCCGCTCCTCTTTACCGCAAACGAAGCCGAATCGCCAGTTTCGCCTCCAAGCCATAAGCTCCAGTCGTTAACATCCTTAACCACTCTGAACGAGCCGTACATCTTACTATTAGTAGTATCAGTCGGATTGAACAGATTAATCTGATTAGTTCCGAGCATATTAATGGTTGCATTCTCAGCAAGGAGAAGATGAGTTGCTATTGACTTATAGTTGTTCATCTCTTTCCAATGTCCATCATCCAAGCTAGGAGTATCTGTTTTATCATCGTAAGTGACAATACATTGCCACCACTTACCTTTGATACACACAACGTCAATATACTCTTCTGCACCAGAGCCAGATAAGTATTTGTATTTACCCGATTCAAACCCGTCATGCTCTCGCATCAGAGCACCTTTTGTTCCTCTCGTTGCTACGGAGTAAGACGGGTTGCTACTGCCGCCGTTCGTGTACTTGAAGATGGTACGTGTCCACAGATATGGCTTCTCGTCCGTAATATTCGGAACTCTCGTGCTCCAAGCTTCTTCATCCTTCGGTGGAGTAGTACCACTATTCCATATCTGATAGGTCACCTCGGTACTCTTGATTCCGTTGCCAGTCGCACCATTGACCGCAATATAACCAATAAGCTGCGCATCGGAATGCGTTGTACTGTTGTTCCCTGCCCATACAATCTCATCACGACTCCATACGTATGTGCCGTTTGCAGGATTAGACGGGTAGGAATACCCCCATGATGATGGCTTTGTTCCCGCAGACGTAGATGTACCGTACTGCTCTTTCACAGAAGTCAAATCCGAACACTTGCCGATGCAGTATGCGTTGATAAAGTCACCGCCAGTTCCGTCTGTATAGAGAACCTTATCTGCGCTCCATACGTATTTTTCACTGTTTTGTGAAATTATAGTCTCCGAAAGTGTATCGTAGTTATAAGTTGTTGGTGGAGACGATTTACTGCTAGACAAGCCATAGTAGGTGTTGAAGTCTTTTACTCCAACACCATTATCGCCTTTTTCGCCCTTTTCTCCTCTCTGAGAGAATGAGATTGAGCCAGTTACTTCTGCCAAAACCTTTACCATAGCTGTACTATATAGTTCCCGTTATAGAATAAACCGCACCCTTATAGGTTCTGATACCAGCTTCGGTAATCGTGAACGTATTGCCTTCCTTGGTGATAGCGGAATTGATAGGCAAACCTGCGTTTGAATAGAGCGACATAGAGAATGCTACTCCTGTCTCATTAGCCGTTGAACCTCTCTTGCGCATATATGGCTTATAGACAATCTTGCCACCTGAGTTCTGAATGAAGTTCTCAGCTACAGGGTTGTCGTTGCCGTCCGTAGGGTTCGGATAAAGAATATATTCATCCGACACGTCATTGATAGTCTGCGTGTCGGAGGCAAAGAAAGCATCAGCCTTCCATGCTTCGCACTTTACGATGATGGAAGAATCCACATCTGTCTCGTTGATGGTGAATGTAGCAGAGGTGCTGTCCTGCTTGAGTACCCATTCGCCGCTAGCATCTGGCAGATACCACTTGAACGTATATCCAGTAGATGTAACCATATTACCATCCGTAACCTGCGCCTTGACAGTGCAGGTTCCGCCCTTCTCCGTAATTGCGAAGAGATTTTTGGTTGACGTTGCGATGATATTCACACGCTTGGAATCAATCACACCTTTGGCTATATATACTGGGTACATGGCTTGAAGTGTCATATTCGTATTGCCTATAGATGTGGCTACTTTACAGTTAATTGTGAACGAATCGCCGCCATTGACATTGATAAGGTTCTTGTTGACCGTAAGGGTTGGATTGCCGCTATCATCAGACCCTTCCGTAAAATGACCAGCCACACCGCCAAGCAAATTAGTTGAGACGTGTGAGGCGTTGAAAGTCAGCGTCACACCAGCTACAATCCAAGTCGGAGCACCTTTGGAGATGTCGAAAGAATTGCCAGCACCCTGTTCCGCCGAATACGCCTGCATAACCAACATTGGCTTCGTTGCACCACTCGCCTCGAAATTAGGCACAACGTTGGAAGGTGACGCAGGGTCGCCGTCATAATTCTGATACACGTCTCCTGTAGTACATTGCAGAATAGAGTGCAAGGTAGTACCGTTACTTGTAACGGTAATCTGTCCTGTTACCGTAGCTTTACTCATTTGTCACCTCGCTTTCTTCTTTAGTATATATATTCTCGGAAGACGGATTGCCGCCGCCACCCGAACTGATATTGCCATTATCTCGGGTATCGTCCTTGCCGCCATACGCTACTGGAGTGTAGCAAGAGGCAGGAGCATCGGTAGTTCCCTTGATTTCCGCAAGGGCATCGCTCTCAGCTATCAGCGAGCCGCCAGCATTGGCTGCTCTCTCGTTGAGGTTCACGCCATCAACACCATTCAACTCACTCTGATAGAGCAAGCAGTTGCCGTCACTTGTCATTGTCAGCGGAACTCCGTTTCTGATAATTTTCTCAGCAACTTGCTTCGTAACCTTAACGTAATATTTCATAATTCTTTATTTTTTTAAAGTTAGACATCATCATCCGTTATTCTCATCAATTTCCCTTGATATGATGTATTTTCCATCCTCATCTACAAGGGCATTTCCGTTCTCATCAACAAGAAGCTCGTAAGCTCCTCTGTCTTCGATGGTGAGACGAATACTCTTCTTTGCTTCGAAAGGACATTGGAACGTTTCACCATATCCTAGCGTTTCTGCACTCTGTGTCATTGTAGTAACGCCATTGTTCGTGCTCTTACCATACGTTATCTTCTGCCATTTAGCCCGAAGCACCTTCTGCCACACGGATGGCTCGATAACTCCGTTATTGTCACTGACTACAGCTTGGCAGGTGACGAACGTTGCATCTTCGTTGAGACCAAACCCATCACCGATAAACTGAGCCGTCAGCGGCGGAATGGTCCTGTTGATGTACGTAACCTTTCGAGCATCGGCTTCTCTAGGAGAAGAAGGAACGCTGCCGCTATAGATATAACACGCTCTCAACTCATATCCGATGCCTTCGCCAATCATATCGCAATCAATAGTGATAGATGAAATCTGTCCGTTAGCACCCTTGATCATTGCGGTAATCTCGTAATTCTCGGCATCATCAACCGAAGTGATAAGCTGCTTCGTTCCGTTGTCAAGAATGCGATACCACCATATCCTCGTCTTGCTGTCTGCCGTCTTATCCTTAGCTCCAACCATAATCTTTGCGGTAAGAGTTCTAGATGCAGCGTGCTTGATAGGATTCCACAGCACAGTAGGTGGACTATCTAGCATAATCTCAGCTCTTGCGTTAGTGCAGTCTTCAAGATATAGAGCCTTGTTAGCCACGAACGTGTACTTATATCCGCAGGTTGGGTCTGTCCAGCTTCCCTCGAATCGCATTGTTCTTGGCTTACCCAATACAGAGTTCTGCTTGATATAGAGAGTTCCCTTATCCGAGCCTTCCCTCACAGCTTCATATCCAGCCTTCACACTTGCATTCTCACTTGTAGCTACTACCACGATGCCGCTAGATGTCACCTCCGACCACTTGAATGTATCCAACTGACTATTGAAGACAGGTGTTTCTCCTGGGTTATCGGGGTCGATGAGATGGCAGGCTGGAAACATCGTACAAGGGCGAATAGAGAAGTCGGGAGAGAATGAGCCTTCGATACCATCATACTGCTGTCTGTTGATGATATTGCCGACAATCTCTATGCTACAGGACTGGGAGTAAGCCGTAGGCTGTATCTCCATCATCTTGTCAACGCTAACTGCTAATTCTTTAGCCATATTCTATTTATTTTAAAGTTCAACATTATTCAGAAACTAACACTCACATCCTCGGAATACATCGTTTCGCCATCCTTGATTTCGGCATCACATCGGAATGTCACACTACCTATCTTGAATGCAGCACCGCCGAGGTCTTCATAAGTCAAATCAATAGATAGACCGCTATTTGCGTGAGAGAGTGCCCATTTATTGTCTGCCGCAGGATTTCCGCTGTCTCTAGTCCATACCACATTGACCATGGATTCGGTCACGTCTTGATTGTAGAGCCTTCCAACCACTGATAGAGTAGTGAATACTTTCCAAGACCCATCAGCGTTCGTTGCCATCAAGTCGTTGAGACGGAAGTTCCACAGCTTCGATGATAGCATTTCGAGCGTGAAGTAAGGATTGCCCTCAACGAATGCCCAAGCGGTAGATGAGTAGGTCGGCGGCTTTGTTGTCTTGTCTTCGAGACACTGCCACTTGCACCCGAGGTAATAGACGGTATCAATCGTTCTGTCACCATTGCGGTAAGGATTATCGCCTTGTGCAACTGACAAACTCCATACACCTCTGTCTCTTGTCGTGTAGATTGGATTCCCTTGATAGTCTATCTGCTGAAACGATGCTGCCATCATCCACTTAGCATAGAACGCTCCATCACGCTTATTGGCGGTAGGGAAGTCTTGGAAGAGGAACGATAGCGCATCTGGCAGCTTACCCAGCGCAAGAGAATAGTTCGTCTTGTCGATGATTGGCTTTGTAACGTGGTCGAGCCATACAAGCAATCCCTCGGATGATGATATATACCAGCAGCTCTGCCTCTCTTCATCTACCGCATTTCCCCAACGTATCAATCTTGCCAGCTCGCAAGGTGGATAGTTCTTCTTGCTAGGGCATTCATCATCGGGATAGCAGACCACCGTAATGGTATTCGTTACCGTATTGACCGAGAGTACTCGCAGCCACATATCGTAATACTTGCCGTTTTCCGTCAATGTATTGATTGATGCTAATATCACATCGTTCTCCTTAAACGCCGTGAAGTCATTATCCCATCGCTTCTGAAGCTTCAAGTCGTAAGTTACATTACCACCTTCCGCCGCAGGAATCTCTGTAACAGTCTCAACCATTCCACTCTCGGTGAAGACGAAGTTACTCTCCATAGCTGTCTGTCTGTTCACGATGAGTTCCTTTGCTATGATTGAGCTTCGGGATGTGATGCTTTCAAACTCGGCATTACCCAGCTCGTCAATCCTGCCACCAGTACCGAAGAGCATTCCCTGGATGAACTCTCCGAAGGTTGCACCCTTTTTGAACTGAGATAAGTCTTCTGCCGTCAACCCCTGCAAGAACTTCTGTATCTTCTCCCAAGTTACTGTGCCCTTTGCGGTGTCATCGTTTAATTTAGAGAGATACATCTTATCGGTTATACTAGCATTAAAGCTATTGGTATTACTACCACTAACCATACTAGATAGAGATTTAACCGCTTCTCCTTTTACTGCATCAATAATCTGCTTTGTATCACTTTTTGTAACTTCCAACGAATTTACAAGCTCAATTTCAACTTCTGCCAGCTCATCGTTATCAACCTTTACTGAGTAGTTGCTGACGAAAACTTCGTGACTAATAAGATTTCCATCGCTATCCGAATCGCCTTGTATCTGTATTGACAGCTTTGCATTCTCGTTTAGCTTGCTTGCAAAGTCAGGATTCTCTTGCAAGAATACGCGAGAAAACTTAACAGAGTAGTTAAATTGGTCTGTATTGTTTTCGCTCATGTGCTTGACAAGAGCATCATCTAGTCTTTTTTCTGCTGCTGTTACAAGAACCTTTGGTGGTTTGATGCCTGTGATGACAAACAAATCTCCCTTTTGCGGTTTAAAGCCAGCACTTGCGTTTGGCATTACGATACCTAATGTTGATGTGTCTTTCTGAACCGCAATCCATAACTCTTTCTGAGTTGAATCTTGGTTTAGATTATCTTCGTAAGCATCGCTAGCGTTAGCAAATATGTAGTCATTCTTATCTGTGCGAACTTGTTTTAAGTTTCCATTTTCATCAACACTTACACAGTTGTAACACTTTGAATTGTCAGCACTCGGTTGATTGTAAATCACAAACGAACAAGCAGGGCATCCATGACTCTTAATGAGGTTTATCTTTGCTGATTCCTTGGCTAGGACATGATTAAATAAATCAAAGCCAAACTCTCCATTAAACTTGTGTAGTTTGATGTAGAAATATTGATGTATATATTTTGTTCCATCACTATCCTTTACATCACTATCAGCACTATCAAAGGCAACATCCGCAATCTCCCCAAACAACTGTCCTTCTGCATTTACAATTCCGTTGATAGTTGGTTTTATATCATCAAAAGTAACAGTTCCTTGATGAGGATTTCCTTTCTTATACAAGTTTACAAACTCGTAATATCCATTACCGCTTGGCAACTTGTGGGTGTTATTCAAAGCATAATAGAAACGCTCTGCACCTTTCGTGTTGCGATATATAGAAGGCATAAGTACCGATGATGGTGCAATCCATACTCTATCAGTAACTATTACCTTTACTGCATTATCCTCAGTTCCAGTATAAACCTTATTGAATCCGTATCTGTCACCATCTTTTACAAATTGATAGTCATATTCAATGCAATTTGCCTCGCCGATTTCACTTACATTAATACCAGCATCACTATAAGGAATGTACTTGTCTCCATTCTTCCATTCGTATTCCGATTTTGACTCGTATAAGAACTCAATACTTCCGCTAAAAGCTGCATTCCAACTATCCGCGCCATAAAAGTCATTAATGCCAGCACTATTTTTGTACACCTTGCATTTGTAAGAAAACTCAGATTCTATAGATAATGTGAAATCTCCATCCTCTTCAAATGTGTATGTAGCAACACTTCCAAAACTCGTCTTATTAGAGATAGTCTTGTACAACTCTTTTCCTTTGAATATATATATGCTCTTGACGGCATTACCAACGTTTGTTATATAGTCTTTTCTCGAAACAGAACTATTTAATTCGGAGATAAAATTCAAGTTTGTCAAATCTACCGACTGCCCCTTAATCGCGCTGATTGGAATACTAAACGAAAATCGACAAGTAACCGTTGGGTTAGACTGATTATCAGCTTGTGTTAAGTTAGATGGAGTGGTAAATCTATCGAATGTATGCGAGCTTACATCTACACTTCCATTGTAACTTTTTCCTTCCTTGCTTTTATAAAGGATAAGATTATCATTGTATCTTGAATCTTTGAGGAACTTTGACAACTCTACACTGACTTTATCCTTGCTGATATTCTCTGTATTGAAAACTGCTTCACCAAACTCATCATCATTAGGATAGTAATATGGCAGGTTGTCGGACGAACCGTAGCCAGTTATCATATCTACTATCTTATAGTTCGCATTTTCCTTAGATACAGAGATAAGAGCATCACTACTACCATATTTTATAGGTGTATCGGTTAAGTCGTGCTGTACCTTGCCGACATGACAAACGTTGCCATCCCAGTAGTAATCAAGCTCAAAAGTTGTATTGATAAGTTGTAAAACATCAGTCAAATATTGGTCTTCAAATGATACTTCCTTAACTTCATCTGTTCCATATCCTTCATCAATAACAACGTAATATCCCTTGTGTTCATCTGTAGGACGATACAATCCGCAATATGCCATTGAGCTATTGATGCGAGCAACAAACTCATAGATAGTTCCACCAAACGTGAACTTTGTCTGATTTGAGCGGTATCTGTCTTTGTTCTGTGTATCAACATCATCAACGACAACATCAAAGAACAGAGTGTTATCAAGCAATTCTCTTCTAGATGTGAAAGTGATTTCACTCTTCCACATTCTAGACGAATTATCCTTTGTAGAGTTTGGTGTATAGGACGCAAAGAATCTATCGCCATTGTACTCCACGAACTCTTCCTTCTTCCATTGCAAAGGCTCAGAAGAATATATTGTAGCAGTAAGGGTAGGAGTACCACCCATACGCTTTGCATCGTAGGTATATGATGATACAATAGCAGGGTTAGCTTCCGATGGGAACAAACCGATAATTTCATTACCAGTGTTCTCATCGTAAGCCAACTTTTGTATGTATAATGATTTTGCCTTCATGTTTATTCTTTATTGTTGTCTGTATTCTTTGTCCTTGCGGTAATCTCAGCTTGTTTTTCGGCACGTTCATCTGCCTCTTCTTGCTGAGTCTGCAATCTTACTTCCTCGTCAGGTGCAGAAACAGTATTCTTTTCAACACCAGTCTTAGTAGAAATCAAACCTGCACCGCTCAATGTACAAAGCATCTGATTCCATGCACTTTCATCGAATGGCTGCCAAGGCTTAAATGATGTACTGATTCTCATCTGCTTAAACTCAGTAATTGCAGTAGGATTCTCACCGCTTGCAACCAACTGCTTTGCCAGTCCTTCCTTGAATAGTCTTGAATGTTTGCTGACGAAATTCTGCCACTCAATAGCTGCATTGTTAGCCTCCTCAATATCCAAAGAACGTGTCATCTGAATTGCCAAACCGCTTATATCGCCACTAGACTTAATATCCTTTGGCAAGATAAATGTACATCCTGTAGCAATCTGCAACTGGTCGAGAATTGACTGCATGAACTCAATCATGTTCTGTGGAGAAGGTGGAGTCTTAAACTCTGCGCTTCCATTTCCTTCAATGCTTGTATCATTCAAGATGATAGAACCAGCAATCTTCTTTGCGGTTTCATTGAGCTTACCCTTGATGTAAAGGATTCCCCATCCATGTCGTTTCTGGATGACCGCAAACAGATTATATATAATCTCGAATAGCTCGATAAGGTCTTGACCGTTATTCCAAGCAACATCACCACGTTTTGTAATAAGTGGACTTTCTGAGAATCCATGCACTTCCTTGCTTTCCAAACACCATCCTTTCAGTACTTCGTTTGTATCAACGTCTTGAACGAATACATCTGTGAAATGATAATGATATGTCTTATCGTATGCATCAATGTGTCTTACATTGTCCTCAGTACGATAATACACGCAATCAAGAAGCGGTTCTCCGTTATCGTCTTTATGGGTGATAATCTGATAGCCATCTTCATACGAGAACAATCGGCATTTCACTTCGTTATCCTCATTCATGTAAACGAGTAATCCTACATCACCATAACTCTGCTGAATGCGTATAGCTTCCATTTCGATACCATCCTGATTCGTTTCATCCCAATGCCATTTGAAATCGGCAAAGTTCTTTTTGAGTTTATCAGTCGGATTGCTGTCATGCAGTATGTGATTGCGTTTGTTGCCACCCAAGCAGAGAGCCTTTTTGTCAACAATACGCCGTTGCATAGGAATGCCAAACTTCTTAAACTCAATCTCGCAATAACTGCCATCATCAAGCTTGCAGCATATAGAAGGTAAGTTCGTATCAAACAATACCCTGTGAGAATAAGGGTCTAACTCCTTCGCAAAACGCTCTTGGCTTACGACTATCTTACTGATATTTGGGAGCTGTGCTTCTTTGCGGAAGTTTGTCTTAATATCCGAACCATCAGAAGAGTCATTGATGGTAATAGAGCGCGAACCCCTTAAAAACGGCTTTTTCAGAAGCAGTTTCTGTGGATTCTCCAAAAAATCATTAATTATATCTTGTCTCTTTCTACTCATCGTTATTGTCGTTTAATGATGGTTCAACATCGTTGCTATTTTGTGAATCGTTGTTCTCTTGTGGGTCAATCAATCCATAATGTCTGCAACAAGCTTTTTTTGAAGCCCAGTAGTTACATTCTCTGTTTGTAGTAGGACAAACAATATCGTGTTTGCTTGGTACTACGATGATTCGCTTCTGCTTCTGTGACTCTTCCATTTCGAATTTATCATTCAGCTTTACACGTATATCAGTCTGCATCTTCAATGCATCTTTCGGTTCAAGATTTCCATCAGTAAGAGCTTGGTCTATCTTATCAAGCATTTTAAGAAGCTCATTTTTGTTCTCTTCCTTAGTAATAGCGTTGTTATTCACATTGCCGATACCGAAAGGTTCTAGAACGTCCAGCAGTTTCTTGAATCGTGGAGTTTCATAGAATTTCGCTGCATCCTTTTCGCTCTTACGATACGCAAGACGATATGCTAAAGTCTTATCTTCCAATGCGTCACAGAGGATAGCGAACGCAATGTCTTTCTCATCGCATTTATCCCAGTCAATCCGCACGGATTCAAGAATCATTTTTATATTTTCTTTTTTCAGCATATATTCTAAAATTAATAGTACAACGTATCATCATAAATGCTCTGTGCATTAGGATTTTTCTCTTCAACTTCCTGTGCTGCGAGTCTGAACCCTTCCTGTAGTTCGCTACCATACTCCATATTCAAACATGGGTACATTCTCATTGCGCAAGGGTCGAGCACGTCCATAGAACGGTCTTTTCCAAGATTTCGGTTCATTTCCTTCTTGCTCTGCAACTTCTTCTTTCCACTCTGCATCTTATCAAAGCGAACTACTGCGCATTCTTCCATGAACTCATTCTGTATGGAAACTCTGTATTTGAGGTTTTGATGCGTATAAACCGCATTTGCGACCTTATCAGAGAATGTAAGCTGTCCTCGCTTAATCATATAGCTCAGTCGCAAGTAGCATAGGTCTTTTATTGTCATAGCAGACAAATAATAAATTCCCATTGCCTTTGCCGCTGATATGTAAGGTATAGCATCGGGTATATAGTCATTGAAATACCTACCTGCCGTGGCATCATAGATAATATGGCTTTCTGCTACTCCCTCACTTGCCGCAAACAATCTAGCTCTTTCTGCATTAATTCGCGGTGTCGAATGCATCACGATTTCGTAATTGACGACATGAAATCCGTTCCACGATAACATCGTAGTATTATCCTTACCGTAGTCTGCCAAGTCGATTGTTATCCACTTGTCACCATTTACGGCTGGGTCTTTTATGAAGCAATCTCTTGCCGCTTGGCTTGGAATCGGTATATCCTCATCCTCCTCTGGGTCAACATTGAAGTTACCCTCCATAAGAGCTTGTGCCATTCTGCCGCCCGATGCAGCTACAGAACCTAAATAGCCAGAGTTGTTTTCAAGCATCTTCTTGTTTGAACCAAGTTTACCTTGATAGAAAACAAAGCTCTTAATCATTACTTCATATCCAAAGTTGCCGCCAATGGTTTTAAGCTTTCTGTCTATATCTATTTTACATTTCTCATAGACTTCTCGCTTAGACATCCCCCAAACAACATCCTTAACAGTCGGTCCTGCACAATAGAAATATCTGACTACACCATCACGCTCTGGGATGATGAAACCATCTGAACCAATATACCAATCAAGAAATATTCTTGTCCAGTGGCTACGCTTCGGGTTAAGTGTTGCAAAGAACTTACCTGTAAACGTCTTGCTCTGACCTCTGTTTCGAGTCATAACGTATGAGAAAACTTCCCAAGTCATCTCCGTCAACTCGTCAATCGCAATCAAATCGTACTCCCATCCTTTCGCGCGTTCTCTCAACTTATCCATATTGGAATCGTCAAGATACGTCAAATCGACAAACGTTCCATTCGGAAATGTAACGCGCGGATTCTCGCTCTCTCTGACTTTTACAAAATCAGCTCCGAATATCTGTTTAAACTTCTCTACGAATCCTCCACCTGCTTTTTGATTACCAAGTGAACGGCGTGAAATCATTGCGCGAAAATCTGGGTCAGTCATTAACGGCTCTGCCATCGCAAGTACAAGACCATACGATTTGCCTCCTCCGAGATTTCCGCCACCAAAAACAACGTCAACGTTGCTACTTGCAAAGGACATTTGGAATCCCTCTTGTGGTCTGATTTCAATATCTTTATTCGTGTTCATGCTGCAAAGATACCTAATTTATAATATATAATAGCGTGAAAATAATTCTATATTGGTTACGTAACAAATAGAGTTTCTAAAAACAAATAATTCAACACATTATTTAATTATCTTTGCATCAGAATTTAAAAAATTAGTAATATGAAGTTTACAAAACAACAACTTTTAGACACCCTAAAAGCAAAGCTCACTGCAAACGGAAAACACCTTTCCATCAGTGAAAAGACAATCAAGAGTTTGAGTGATTCCCACTTTGACCTCTTAGTTGGTGAAGATACAGAGTTAGATGATTTGGTGAAGAAGATTTTGCCGCAGTATGTTTCCCTTAACGGCAACTACGAGAAGGACAATGCCGACTTCATCAAGAAATGGAACGATGAGCATCCAGACATTAAGCCAAATCCAAAGGACGATAACAAAGAGCCTTCGGATGTTGAAAAGAAGCTTTTGGAACGCTTGGAAGCTCTAGAGAAGAAGGATGCAGAGTACGAAGCATCTAAGCTTGTATCACAGAAACGTAGTGAACTTCTCGCCAAGTTCAAGGAGAAAGGTATCAACGATAGTAAGTGGATTGACAAGTACATGAGCAAGTTGAACCTCACCAAGGATTCTGACATCGAACAGGAATTTACGGATGCAGAGGAGTTCTACAATCTCTCTCATTCGAAGCCAAACAACAACACTCCAGGTAGTGCTGGCGGTGGTGACAATGACAAGGCTGACGATTTCTCTGATGTTGTGGGTATCTTGAACCCTGACGCAGGCGAATAACATTATTCATTCACTATTAAACAAATTTACAAATTATGGCAGCAGCAGATGATTTCTATTTGAAGCATGGATATGGCGGTCACTTTGGCGGTCGTACACTTATCCAAGCACATGGTAAGATTGGCGGTCATAGAAGCGTTTTCATCAACCTCGTAAGCGGCAACAAGGACGCATTCGTTTACCCTCCTTTTGGTGGTGTTATCACAAATCCGTTCAAGGGTCGTGCTAAGACTTACGCAGGTGATTTTTGCGAATATGACCCAGACACTTACGGCAAGAATGACGGTCAGACCGTCAAGATTTTGAAGTATTACGAATTGGCAAAGGCAGCTACAACCACCGACACTGATATTTTGGTTGTCAATGATGGCTATCATCACATTCCTTTTGCAGGTGATAATATCATGGTGGCACAGTCAGACTTTACGAAGAAGTCTTTGGGTGTTACCATTACAGCTGTAGAGAAAGCAACCGAAGGTGGCAAGGATGTTTGGAAGCTCACTCTTTCTGCGACTCTTGCAGTTACATTGAAGGTTGGAGATATTCTCGTAGAGGCAGAAAAGGCAGGCGCAACCGTAGCTCCTATGGTTACAAATCCTAACGCTTACTTCGACCGCGACAACGACTTCTTCTATGACCCTAACTTGTCAACCAATATTGAGGACGGCGAGGGTGCTCAGTACTCTTACACTCCAGCATTGATTAAGGATTCAAGAGTAATCTTGAACTTGGCAAAGTGCAACAAGCTTCCACCAGCCGTACTTGCAATGAACACAAGAACAGAGAACGGATGGTTCGGATTCTAACCACTCCAATTCAATAGGATAACAATAGGATAACATATCATTAATTTAAGTATTCAGGATATGCAACAATTTGATTTTAACAATTCGAGATACGCCAAGTTGTTCTCTTCTAAGGATAACATCAACTTTCTGAGAACCTTCTTGAACACCAAGGGGTTGCTCTATACCAACTATGGCTGGTATCTCACACAAGGTCGTAGAGCTTCTATGCCTACACCTACAGACTACGATGGCGTGGCTTCATTCAGCATCAAGTCTCGCAAGGCAGAGGCAGCTCCTTTGATGCACCTTCGCGCTCCACTTGGTGATGCTCCAGAAATGGATAACGAGGGCTTGGAGATGTACACAGGTACAATTCCAGACTTTATCGGTTACAAGTGGTCTGAGAACGCAAGACAACGCGAGTATAAGGAAAAACTCTTTGAACAGTTCGGCAACGATGCAGACCTTATGGCTGCTTGGGTGCGCGATGTTGTTCAGGTAGGTAAGAACTCAGCAGAGGCAACACTCTCCAACTTGACCGCACAGATTATGACAACTACAAAGATGAGTTGGAAGGGCAAGGGTGAAGGCTTGCAGCAGTTCTTGCAGAAGGTTGAACCATTCCCAACAGAGAACCGCAAGAAGGCTGGTGCAAAGGCTTGGACTGACCCAGACTGCAACCTTATCTCACAGATGAGAAAGATTGAGGACGATTATCGCGATGAGCGTGGCGGTACTGAGATTTCTCTCGTATGGAAGATGACTCGTAAGATGTACCGCGATGTATTCTTGCAGAACAAGGAGGTTAAGGAGTGGTACATCAACTGGTGCAAGGCTCACGACCGCGCATATACTGCAAATATGCAGATTTTGGACGAAGACTTCAAGAAATCACTTTCCGACATGACAGGTCTTTCGCCTATCGAGATTGTCGTTGAGAAGGAGCGCAACAAGACTGTTACAACTGACGCATTCGTGCAAGGTTGGGATGATAAGATTGTTGTACTTTGCCCTATCGGTGATAGCGTTGAGTTCAAGTGGACTCCTATCTACGACCAGACACTTCAACAGAAGTATGGCGCAAAGAACATTGATGTTTCTTGGGCTTCAATCGCTGACGGACTCGTTACCGTAGGAAACTACGCAATGGATAACGGTCAGTTCCGCGAGTGGCAGACTAAGGTCATGATGTCTGCTTGCCCTGCACTTCTCGACTTTATGAACCACGTAATCATTGATACCTCAACAGCAGGTAATTAATGGTGGTTCACTCACAATATACGATAACATTTAATTCATTTATCTCTCAATGGCAGCATCGAAGTTTGACATATTGGACTATCTTAGCGGCATGACTAACTTTGTCTTTGACAAGTCGGCATTAAACAATGTCGCTTTGGATTGCGGCGTTTCTGATGTCGAGTCTTATTTGGACTTGACAGAAGAACAGAAAGACAGATGTAAGATTGCACTCTTGGAAAAGATTGTATTCGGTGTCTATCAGACAGCATCGACCACAAACCAACATGGCGCATATACTCTTACGGTAGGTGCTCAGACCATTACATCGGCTGCATTGTTGAGTATCAAATCAGAACTCAAAAGACTTTACAAGAAGTATGGAGAGGATGAGAAACTTGAAGCTCTCAATGAAACCGATGGAGAGGTTAAATGGATTAAAGAAACAGATTGGTAAGCTATGTACACTGACAGAAATTCTTTGGATGAATATGCCTATCATGGTATGTTCTACCGCTCGGAACAAAAGCCGAAAGAAGATGGTGACCTTATCGGAAGCGATGGGGATATGTTAGGCGATACTGATACTAGTGCAGGTGAGCCAGAAACAGAAAATGTAGAAACTATCATTTTTGAAACTGATTGCGATATTCAGGAAACCAACAAACTCTTTAATTCGGGTGTAGTTACGCTAGGATATACAATCTATTTTCCGATGCCAACGAAAGAAGGAGAAGACGGAAAAGATGAAGAATATATTCCTGAAGGTTTGAATGCAGGTATTCGTTTCCGTGGAAAGATGTACGGAATGGACGTTGACGGAATGGTTATTGGCGTTTATCCGACACAAATGCACGGATGTGTAGCTTACATCAAGGGTACTGACATTTAGTTTTTTCATCATAAGGTAAAATGTATTTAGGATAACAAGGTATGGCACAGAGGATTAATCGCAGATTATCTCGAATTGAGAATTTCTTTTCGATGCTTCTTACTAAGGGAAAAATCTCAGACAACATATTTGTCGGGGAATTACCACCTACAACTAGTAAGAACTGGGATGATTTTGTCAATGTGGACGTAGGTCAGCAAAGAGATTATGGCGGTTATTCCTCTGGCTATGCTAACATTTATCTCTATGCAAGACCAAAGGGAACTCCACTTAGAAAGAATGTAAAGTTACTTGACAAGATGGAAGGTGTTCTTGACAAAATCATTGATGAATCAAGAGACGCAAACTATACAATCAGTACATTATACCGTGATAGCGGATATGACTCAAACCGCCAGTTTCATTTTCAGATGATTTCTGTTTCGGTTATTGTACGTTAATTATTTCATTTATTTAGGATAACAATTTAAACTCATAACAATATGGCAACGAAAGTTACAAGTACAGGCGCAGGTGCAATCAAGCTCTCTAAGCCTTCACACATTATTGTTCGTCCGTTCAATGGTAATGCGGCTGGTGACGATTACTACGATTTGGACGATGTTGTTCGCGACACCACATCTATCTCTCAGGACGATAACGATACTACCGATATTGAGCGCGAGACTTCTGATACTCCTATCTTGTCTATCGTGACAACTGGTAAGTATCAGTTTGCTGCCGAGGTTGCAGATACTCAAGCTCCTGTATTGACTGCATTGTGCGGCTTTACAAAGGGTACTGATGGTAAGATTTACGCTCCATCTGGTTACAAGCTGATGTATGCAGAGGTCGCTGTTGTCTTCGACAATGCAGACGGTACTACACACACAGCATTGATTCTGCCTAAGTTGCAGCTCAATTCCAAGACAACCATTGAGTCTTTGAACTCTAACTTGGCAAAGGTAGCGTTGGCTGGCACAGGTCAGTTGGTTGAGGTTAAAGATGGCGGTGTAACTCGCAAGACACCATTCTACATTGACCCTGCATACACATTGCCAGTTGCTGGTGCATAGTGTAGATTCTTCAACAATTCTCGACTATATACAAGGGGCGGCGGCTTTAATGCTGTCCGCTCCTTTTTAAGTTTTATCATTTATGGCTGAAACATTATACAAAAAAGCATTAAAGCTTATTACGAAGGAATTAGACAAGGATGCAAAGAATGTGTTAAGAGAATGTATTCAAGAGATTACGTACACACATCGAACATACAACCTCTACGATTCTTACGGATATGGCATTTATGTCGAAGGCAAGCTTGAAAAGATAGGTTACTTATCATCCTCACCAAAAGCATCCAAAGGCAAGAATTGGTATGGAGAAGAAATTAAAGGTCGTGAGGCGATAAACGAATATCTCAAAAACGATTATTCCCCTAGTGGAGTAATTGATTTGGCTGTCGTTGCGACTATGCCCTATGCTAAGATATTGGAAGATGGCGTTGGTAATCTGAAACAATCTTACAGAGTCATTTCCATGTCGTTTCAAAAGCTGCAAAACCTATCCAAGAAGTATAATGGAACAGTAAGTATGATTAGAAAGTAATTCATATATATGGGAAAAGTATATAGAGCACAAAAAGACCCGAATAAGGCTAAGAAACAAGCTGTAGAAGACGAGAACAAGGTATTACCTAGTTCTCCTTTGTCTGATGCGGCAATGGAGCGTCTGGCGCAAATTATGAACGATTCTCCTACAATTGTAAAATTGCAAGGTACAAAGTGGGAGATAAGAGCATTGAAGCCAGGCACTCAATGGATGATTGCAGAGGAGGCTTGCAAGATAGTCAAGGGCGAAAACTTATCAATGGGTGACGTTATCAAGGAGTTTGCTATCAACATTCCATCTGTGGCAAGAGTAATCACACTATCCTTGCTCAATGACAAAAAACGCATTGATTCTGAGGAATACCAACAAGTTTACGACCAGTTGCTTTGGGGCGATTACGACATAAAGGATTGGGCAACATTACTCGTTGAGATTCTCAATTTGCTAGATGTGGATTTTTTCTTCGCGAGTACCAATGTGATTCAGACCGTCCGCAATCAAGCTCTGATGAGGAAGAGACAAGCAGCCGAATTATCCCGTCACGAACAGAATACGGACAAATGATAGATTTCTTACGTGCCAACACATGGTGCTCGCAAGAAGAATATAAATGGAAAATGACTGTTCCTCAGATTCGTCTTGCGTCTATGGATTTTACTCATATTGAATATATTTCGTCAGACAGAGACAAAAATCAGGAGAACGACAAATTAAAGAATGCAAAGGTTATCAATGGTGCAGAGGATTTACGAAATCTCAATGACCTTGGAATACCTATTTTATAAACTCTTAAACTTTTGAATTATGGCAGATTCAGCATTAGGCAGTGCTCTTTTTATACCAGAGTCTGCATTGAAGAAAATCAAAGAGGCTGATGATAAATTGAAGCAATTACAGAGGACAGCAGAACAGACCGCATCATCTGTAAAAAGCTCCTTTGGTACAATGCAAGGTTCAACTACTGGTTTTATCGGCGCGCTCGACCAAATCATACAAAAGCTTGGTACGATTAATAATGCTTCATCAAAAATGTCTGGTAGTCTATCCAATATTGGTGCGAGCAAGGCTAGTAAAGACGTTTCCCAAATGAATGGTGTTATTATTCAAGCATCTGAAAATATAGATAGAATGGTGGCTTCACAAAGAAAAGCTACCAATTCGGCTGATTTCTCTAAATCTGTATCTGATTGGCAGAATATCCAATCACAGATTGATGCAACTAACAAGAGACAACAAGAGCTTACTCAGTCTATGCGCCAATACGAAATGGTGCAAAAGAATATACGAGACGGAAAGGGTGGTATTGTCTATAAAGACGATAAGATAGCTTACGCTGCAAATCAAAAGGAATTTGAAAGTAATCAGCAACTTATTGCATCCTTGCGTGAAAAGCAACAAGCAATCATTGCCAACAATCAAGCTTTGAACCAACAGATTCAGTTGCTAAATTCTTTAAAAAACTATCATATAGAGAGTGGTTCTTTAGATAATTTGCGTTCCAAGGACACTCTAGCTTCAATGCGAGAGTATTACAAGGAACAAGAAAAATTATCAGCTCAACAAGAGAAACAAAGACAAAAAGATGCTAACAATTGGTTAAAGAATAAAGAAAAAGAGGCGCAAGCAGCAGAAAAAGCATCAAGACGCGAGCAAGAAGCATCCGACAAAGCCGCAGCAAAGGCAGAGAAAGATGCGTCTAGAATCCGTGCTGCCCAAGAAAAAGCATATATGTCCGACTGGTTAAAGCAGCAGCGCAGCGCATTCTACTCAAATACTAACGCGGTTATTGCAGACACAAATGGTGCGAAAACTTTGCGAGACCATATTGCTGCCATCAAGGAATTGCAACAAGCTCGTCTTAGCCTCAATACTACAGATAAGAACTACAAGCAAAATCTTGCTTCTGTAAACGAGGCTATCAAACAACACTCTAAAGTTCTCAAAGAGGCTGGTGTGAATGCAAAGAGTTTAGGCGAGCAAACGTCATACATTGCAGGATATTTATCACGTCTTGCACAGCGAACAGCAGTTGTATTCTCATTTGGCGCAGCAAAATCTTTTGTTGAACAAATAGCAGAAGTCAGAGGTCAGTTTGAACTTTCAGAGCGTTCACTCGAAGCTATCTTGCAGAACAAGCCAAAGGCAGACGAGATTTTCAATAAGACTGTAGAACTTGCCGTTAAATCACCTTTCCGTATCAAGGACTTGGTGGATTACACACGACAACTTTCCGCTTACCGAATTGAGTCTGATAAACTTTATGATACAACCAAGCGACTTGCCGATGTTTCAGCAGGTCTTGGCGTTGATATGGGAAGACTTATCCTTGCATACGGACAAGTCAAGGCTGCTGCATACCTTCGAGGTTCTGAGGTTCGTCAGTTTACCGAAGCTGGTATCAATATGTATGGTGAGTTGCAACAATACTTTAAGGAAGTTAAGGGAGAAGCGTACACGACCGAACAGATTGTTGATATGATTTCCAAGCGTAAGGTTACATTTGAGGATGTTGAGGCAATATTCCAACGCATGACCGATAAGGGTGGAACATTCTACAATATGCAAGAGATTCAGGCTGAAACTCTCCAAGGTAAGATTTCCAACTTGAAGGATGCTTTCGATGTGATGCTTAATGATATTGGCAAGGCTAACGAGGGCACAATGAAGGGAATGGTAAGCTGGGGTACTTCTCTGCTTGATAATTGGAAGACTCTTGCAGAGATAGGAAAAGCTCTTATACCTATTCTTATTGCTATAAAAGCTAATTCTATGTTTGCAAAGACTAGTCTCGGACAAGCTTTTTCACAAGCATCTGGTTCAGGTATCGTAAGATATAAGGCTCTTTTCGTAAATTCCTTAGATGGAATGAAAAAAGCTCTCAAAGATTTTGGCGGTCTCGTTAAAAGTTCATTATCGGGTATAGGCGTAGGTCTTGCAATTTACGCTGTAGCAGAAGTAATAACTACTGTTTATGATAAGATTTCCAAGTACAACGAAAATGTACGTAAAGCCGAAGAAGAAACCATAAAGGCAAAGGGTGCAATAGGTGCTTTGGCTGGAACGTACAACGACCTAGCAAATGCAGCCACAAATGCAAATGGTAAATTAGAAGGAAAGGATTTAGAAAAGAATGTCGAAGATAGACGTACAACGTTACAAAAGCTTATTGATGCCGCATCAAAAGACGGACTGACTTTTAAAATCAATGTAGATAGTCTCGATGTAAACCAACTTAACGCTACTTTCAGTAAGGTTGAAAAAGAGTATAAAGATTTCATTGATAGCATTGAGGTTATCAGAAGAAATTACGCCAAGAATGATGCTTGGAACACTTGGTTTACTGATGGACTTGATGATGATGCAGACGATTACAAAGATGCTGTGATTGATGCTCTCGCAAAGTCTTCACAAATGGAGAGAGTTGTAGCAAACATTAACGCGAACTACAAACAAGCCACTTCGACTACAAAGAAATACTTTGATGAGATACGTGCAGGTCAAAAGGATAACGAATCCAACATTGACTATATGACACGTATGTATGAGTTGATAAAGAAAATCAACATAGCACAAGGCGGCAGTGACTATAAAATGCCATCCTTTATTGGTACTTCGCAAGCAGATTTCAATGACCTTATCCGTGCAATGAACAGCGTGCAAAATAAGGCGCAAGAATTGAACAGCGAATTTGATGCAGTATTTGGAGACCTTAGAAAAAAATATAGCAATAACCCTATAAAGATACAGGGCGTAATTGACAGAATTGCAGCCGAGCGCGATTGGAGTCAATACGAGAGAGACCTTGCTTATAGACACTTTGGCATCAATGTTTCCATCAATAAAAACTCGATGGAGAAAGAAGTAAACTGGGTTGATGATTATCTCTCTGGTTTCTTTGCAAAGAAAAAGTATGGCATCAATCTCGTTGTCAAGGAGATTACAAACGATAAGGCTCTTGAAAGTTTCCTTGAAAAAGGTGATGATGCGGCTAAAGCTGCAAAGAATTGGCGTGAACTCGAAAAACGTTTGGCTTCCGTAGGAAAGAACACGAAGAAAATCAAAGTTGATGATTCTATCCGAAAGATGTTTAAAGCAGGTGACCCACGTTTAGGTGGAAACACTATAGATGTTTCAACTTTGCGCCAAATGGTTCGCGAATACAAGAATGCTGCAACTGCCACCGCAAAGGGATTAGGAGTGAATCCTTTTGAAAAAGAAGACAAAAAAGCAGCAAAAAATGCGGCAAAAGAACAGCGCGATATTCTCAACGAGCGCATTTCTCTTCTCAAAGAGATGAATAAGCAATATGAGCAGCTTGATAAATATATGGATGATGATAGTGCAGCACAATCTGTTATGAAACATTATGCTGCCAATCTGAAATATGTTGGTATGCCCAACAATGTTGTCAAAAACTTTGTTCCTGACAAACAAGGACTCATTCAAGCTTTGAAGCAGATTGAACCAACAATCAAAGACTTCAAGAAGCGCGCACAGCTCAAAAACGACATCGTAGAACTGCAAATACAGCTTGATACCGAGTTTTTCCAGCAGCAGTTGAATGATGTAAAAAATGAGATTAGTAAGTCTTTCGACCAACTTAATCTCTACAAAAAATTGCAAGGAGAAGGTTTGTCTGACGGATTGATTAAGTCAATGTTCGGTGACCTTACATCGTCATTCGATGATGTACGAAAAGGAATAGAAGACCAATTCACTGCAAAGTTCGGAAATAACACAAAGTGGAGTACTGATATATGGAAGCAGTATCAAGAGCAGATTGATAAGCTTGATAAAGAGGTCTATCAAGACCAAATTAATCAAGCACAAGAGCTGATTAAGGCATACAAGCAGCAACTTTCCGACCAGTTACAGTTGGATAAGTGGTACATTGAGGAAAAGCAGAAAATCCAAAACAATGCGAATATATCCAAGAACAAAGATTTGCAGAAGCAGCTTCAAGATAACCTTGATAAGCAATATGCTTCAAAGACAGATACTAATTCTTGGAAAGATTTTCAGAATAGCGATATGTATATTTCTATCTTTGAGAATCTAGACCACACATCAAACCGCGTGCTTACTGCAATGAAAGCGAGACTTGAAGGATTACGTTCTTCTCTGAAAAATCTCACTCCAGAGCAATTAAAACAGATAGTTGAGCAGATTAACAAGATAGATGCTTTACTTGTTGAGAGAAATCCTTACAGTAACATTGGTAAGAATTTCAAGGAATACCTGAAATTTGCCAAACAGCGTAAAAAGCTAGAGGAAGAATACATTGATGCTACCCAAAAAGAGCAGATATTGAAAAACGACCAAAGCAATGCGAATAAGGATGTCAAAAATGCGGAGATTGCTTACAATAATGCAGTAAGAAAATATGGTGTTGCTTCAAAAGAAGCCATTCAGGCAAGAATCCTTTGGGATATTGACAAGGAAAGACTTCATGTAATAACAGACCAGCTTGTAGCGCAAGGAAAGATAACAGAAAAGCAAGCAGAGCAGATACGAAACGGACAGAAGTTGCAGAAGACTTTGCAACAGCAAGTTCAGACTATCGGGCAAAATTTCTCTGATGCAGCTAGTTCCGTTACAGAACTTTTTAGCGCATTGAATGATTGGGGTGCTAACATCGAAATGTCTGACGATTTATCAGAGGTTGTAGATGGAATCAGTAAGATTGGTTCTTCTCTTGAAGGTATTGATATTACTAGACCATTCTCTGTTGTCAAAGGTACGATAGGTGTTATCGGCGGCATCGGAAAAACTCTTGGCGGCATCTTCGGATGGGGAACAAAAGATAAAAAGCTGCAAAAGCAGATTGAAAATCACCAAAAGGCGATTGAAAAACTGCGAGAGAGATACAGCGAACTCAAAGATGCTATGGATAATGCTTTTGATATTGAACGTTTGGCACAATACAATGATGAGATGGTTAAGAATCTCAAAACTCAGAATGCCAACCTTGAATCAATGATAAAAGCGGAGCAGGACAAGAAGAAGACCGATAATGATAAGATTGAAGAGTACCGCAAACAAATCGAAGCCAACAACAAGGCTATCGAGGAGGCAGAACAAAGTCTTACAGAGCAACTTGGCGGATTCGGAACAAAGGCTAACTATAAGTCGGCAGCAGAGGAGTTTGCAAAGACTTGGGTTGATGCTTACAACGAAGGAAGCGATGCTCTCGAAGCACTTAATGATAAATTCGATGAGTATATACAGAACCTCATAGTTAAGCAAGCTACACAACGTATTGTTGGTAAGATGCTAGAGCCGTTGTTTAAAAAGATTGACAATGCGGTCGAACAAGGAAGCGATGGCGGAAATAATGGCTTGAATTTGGTAAAAACTGAATTGGATGACATTATGACAACAGGAAAGGATAAACTGAAGGGTGTTTCTGATATGTTAAAATCATTCGTTGATGGATTAGGATATAAACCAAAAGGCAGTTCAAATATCTCTGCTTTGCAGCAAGGTATTCAGTCTGTAACTGAATCAACCGCACAAGCGTTGGAGTCAATACTCAATTCATGTAGATGGTATATAGCTACTCAACAAGCAGACATTCGTATCATTCGCGACACTCTGTTAGAAAAGCTTGGCAATAGTATCAGCGCGATAACACAAGATACATCAAGCAGTCCTGTACTCATTGAGTTGAGATTGCAGACAACAATACTTACTGATATTCGTGACACATTGGCTAGCTGTGTAAAGGGCGGTCACAAGCAAGGAAGAAATGGTATCAAGGTATTTATGAATTAGTTTTCTGTGTTCTATATATTTAAGGTGAGATTTTCGCAAACATTAAAAGTTGTGAAAGTTTCACCTTTCTCTTTGTTGTTTCAGTAAATATTCGTATCTTTGCTGTATGAAAATGATTCAAAAGACATATAAGTTCAGACTTTACCCGAATAAGGAGCAAGAGAGGATGCTTGCGAATTATTTTGGTAGTGTCCGCTTTGTCTATAATCATTTTCTCGCCGAGCGCAAGGAACAATACGAGAAGACCAAGA